GGGGGAGGTCACCCCCCATACGGCGGCGCTCTACAGCCGCCGTTTCTGTGCAAGGTTGCTTCTGAGCAATCTTGCTCCTTCTTTTTCCGCAGTTTCCTAATCTCTTTCTTTTCGCGGCTGGGCGGCGTCTGCGCCGCTCTGCCGCGTCTTTGACTGGAATGAGCCGTTGCTGTTAGTTCTCAGATTCCCCGGACTTTCTCTAACCTCCCCAGGTTTCCCTCAAATATCCTCGTGTATCGTCCCTTGACGTATTATTAGGATTAGGCTATAATTCCGGTGGGTGAAAATGCCGTCGTGAGTTGTCACGACGGCTTTTTTTGTTCTCACGATGGTAGGTTCACCTTGGACAAAATGAGAGCGGTCTCTCACCCAGGCCGCTCTCGATATAGGACTCATTCGTTAGATAGAGTTCGGATCGTCTAAAGTTCTAATGCCCCCGGGACGGGGGCTTGGAGCGTTTGAGAGTGCAAAGTTTGGAAGGAGGGTCTTATGAGTATGAGAGGATTGTCTGTGTTGGTCCTGGCTGTGTTGGTCCTGGCGGTTATTGCAGTGCAGCCGGTGTCTGCTGGGGAGCCGGCATCTGGGGACGAGGACCTGATGGCGGGTGAGGCCCCCGGTCTGGCGAAGGCGCTGAGTACTCTGGTCAGTGGAAGTGTGGGGCTCGTCGCTTTGTTTTTACTGGAGGGGGCGAGGTTCTTCCAGCAGGTGACCATGAGTTGGTCGGAGTTTTTGCGATACGCGGCTGGGACTAATGGGGTTGCCGTCATCGTGGGTTTCGTGCTCTCAGAGGTGGTGGAGCAATATGTGCCCGGTTTCACTTCGTTGACGTCGAAGTGGAGGCGGGTTGTCTTTTTCTTGCTCTGTCTGGTCTTGCCGCTGGCGGCGTCGGCCCTGGGTGTGCTGACGGCTGGGTGGGAGCCAACCTGGGAGGTGACTTTCTGGCCGGCGATCGTGGCCGGGGTATTGGCCTTCGGAGCCGGGACCGTGAATCACACGCGGAGGATCAAGGAGAGACCAAGGTTGGGAACCGGGGGCAGTGCGTGAAGCGGTTTTCCCTTCGGGTCTACGGTCTTGTGTTTCGAGCGGCCCGGTGGTTAGCCGTGGAGCGTGGTTGTGGCCGGTATAAAGTGCGGCTGGGACGGTATCACCGGGAAAGGGAAGCCTTGCAAAGCCTGGGCGGTGCGGGGCAGCGACCCCCCTCGCTGCGTCGCGCACGGCGGGAGCGCGGGCCGGGTCGGCGCTCCTCCGGGGAGTAAGAACGCCCTCAAGCATGGTGCATACTCGGAGCCTGATGAGCAGTTGATCGACCTCGATGATGTGATCGCCGATTGCAAGCGGCGGTTCGTCCGCCTGGGCGCTTACATCGATGAGCATGTAGCTGATTTGGAGGTCTCGGACTATCGGGCGCTGTTGGCTCTGCATGGGCAGTTGGCTTCTCGCATCTCGCGGCTGGAGCGCGACCTGCAGAAGATGGGTGGTGGTGAAGCCAGCGATTTCATGCAAGTGATCGGAGAGGCGCTAGACCGGCTTTCTAAGGATTGGGGGGTAAAGCTGTAGCTGCCCCGGTCGATTTAGCGGTCAAGTTCCTCGCGCACATTAACATTTTTAGCGACCTGGTCATCGGCCGGAAACTGCGGCGTTACCAGGTTGAGCCTGCCGAAGCGATTCTCGATTCGGTCCTGCGCGGGCGTGGTGATCCATTTGCTGTGATGATGTCACGGCAGGCGGGCAAGAACGAGTTGAGCGGTCAGCTCGAGGCGTACTTGATGACACTGTACCACCGTGTGGGTGGGCAGATTGTCAAGGCCTCGCCCACCTTCAAGCCGCAGACGACCAACTCGATTCTGAGGCTCATGGACCGGTTAGAGAACAGGTGGACAAGGGGCGCGTACCGGCGGCGCGAGGGTTACATTGTCGAGATGGGCCGGGCGCGGACGTTTTTCTTTTCGGCCGGCCCTGGAGCGAAGGTGGTAGGCGCGACGGCTGACCTGCTCCTGGAGTGCGACGAGGCGCAGGACGTGGAGTCCGACAAGTGGGACAAAGATTTTAGTCCCATGGGAGCCAGTGCTGATGTTACAGCCGTGTTCTGGGGCACTGCCTGGACGTCGGACACCATGTTGGCTCAAGAGATTGATCACCTGAAGCGGCTGGAGGCCAAAGACGGCCGGCGACGGGTGTTCAAGTACAATGCCGAGCAAGTCGGGCTGGAAGTGCCGGCCTACGCGGCCTACGTGGCTAAACAGATAGCCAAGCGAGGCCGGGACCATCCGCTGATCAAGACTCAGTACTTTCTCGAGGAGATCGACGCCCAGGGTGGGCTTTTCCCGCCGATGCGCCGGGCGCTGATGCGGGGTGACCACGAACGGCGGCACGAGCCCGTTGCAGGGCAGCGCTACGCGCTGCTGATCGACGTGGCGGGGGAGGAAGAAGAGCCAGGTGACCCCCTCGACCGGTCGATGCTGGTCAACAAGAAGCGGGACGCTACGGCTTTGACGGTAGTGGCGGTAGATACCGCTTACGGTCTGTTGCCCACTTATCGGGTTGTGGACCGGCGGTTCTGGCTGGGCGTGAAACATACGAGCCTCCATGGGCAGATCCTCGCCCTGGCCCGTCACTGGGGGGCGGTGTGGGTGGTGGTAGATGCTACCGGTGTGGGCGCTGGACTGGCCTCGTTCCTGGCAAAGGCGCTGGGGGAGAAGCTGATCCCGGTGTTGTTCTCTTCCAAGGTCAAGAGTGACCTTGGCTGGAATTTCGTTGGGGTGGTAGAGACGGGCCGGTATCGAGATTACCTTGACGATGGCCGGCCGGCGACGCGGCAGTTCTGGCACGAGGTCGGGGTATGCGAGTACAAGATCAGGAAGGGCCCTGGTAAGCTGATGTCGTGGGGGGTGTGGGAGTCGCCGGGTTATGATGGAGTGATTGCTTATGGGCACGATGACTTGTTGCTCTCGGCGGCATTGGTGGCCATCCTGGATAAGCAGGAGTGGCCGGGGACTGGAGAGAGCGAGGTCGTAGAGCTGCCGGACGAGATCGAGGAGATCGATGCGGCAGAGTGGTGACAATAGGAGCTGTTTGGCCTGGTCGGTCTGTCGCCATTAAGGAGGAGGGTGGTTAGATGAATGATCAAATGCTAAATGGTCGGGTGGCAGATGCCACTGATGCAGTAGTTACGTCGTCAACGTTGGGGTGTTGGGAAGATCATTTTGATCTTCGCGAGTTCAGGCTGATTCAGAACTGCCAGGAGTATGCCCAGGGCGATCCTGCCGGTTTACCTGGGCACCAGTTAATGCTTATTGTTGCCAAGCTGATCGATCTGTTGTCTGCGCGGTCTGGTGGTGAGGAGGAGGGTGATTGATGGGTGCAGTAGTTGTGTCGTTGACGCTGGAGTATGTGGAGGAGGTATTGGGTCTGCCGGAGGGCATGTCCCGTTGCTGTGGAGCCTCCTGTCATTGTAGATTGCCTGGCCGGGCTATTGCTGTCTGCTGGATCTGACAATCCGGCGGGAGGGGCAAATGGCGAATGAGGAGAGACCCTGTCCTGGGAGCAAGATTCGCTCCGGGGGAGAGGGCAAGGGTAAGGGGCGTGGTGGAGGGCAAGGGCCCATAGGGGAGCCTAAGCCGGATTAGTTGCTCGACTTGCCAAGTCGAGCTACGTGAGGTGTGATGGGTCTGCGTGAGCGAGTGGCCGGGTTTCTTTTTGGGGATGTAATAGATGCTCGGGTGAAGGCGGCTACGGCGGCGATCTCTGTCCGGATGGATGACTCGCCGGGGTGGGATGCGCTGCAGCCTGGGCCGGCCGACCGCCCGTGGAGCGAGCGGGCGGGTGATCTGGACGAGGTACTGGTAGCGTGGCGCAGGAATTTCATGGTGCGCCGCTTGGTAACCCTGACCAGGTCTTACGTTGTCGGTGGGGGCGTCACGCTGACCAGCAAGCTGCCCGAGGTGGAGGAGTTCCTCCAGGCGTTCTGGAAGCATCCAAAGAACCATATGCCCACCAGACTGGGCCCGATGTGTGACGAGCTCACCCGGTCGGGTGAGGTGTTCCCGGTGCTGTTCACGAATCGTGTGGACGGAATGAGTTACGTGCGGTTTGTACCGGCTTCCAGGATCAGGGAGGTCAAGACCGACGAGGATGATTACGAGATCGAACTTGAGTTTGGGCAGTTGCAGAGGTCGAGTCCCGAGCTCAAGTGGTGGGTGGGGCCGGGGCACAAGCATGCGTTCAAGCGGGCGCGTGGTGGACCAGGTGGGCATTTTAAGCCGCTGATGCTTCACTATGCGGTCAATCGCCCGATCGGGGCGACGCGGGGCGAGGGTGACCTGGGGCCGGTGTTGCCTCCCGTTAAAAGGTACACGGAGTGGCTCAAGGACCGGGTGCGGCTCAATCGCCGGCGGTCCCGCCAGGGGATACTCGATATTGAGTTGGAGGACGATATGGCGGTTGCGGGGAAAGCCCAGGGTCTCCGCACGTCCAACCCGCTCGAGGCCGGGATTTATGTCCACGGGAAGGGTGAGAAGGTGACCATGCCCAGCCTCAAGGTCGAAGCCGGCGATGTGGCGGACGACGGCCGTGCGCTGCGGTTGGCGGTAGCGACCGGAGGCAATGTGGGTCTTCACTACCTGGGTGAGGGGGCGGCCGTCAACTATGCGACGGCCAAGGAGATGGGCGAGCCTACGGCGCGCTTCTACAGCGAGCGGCAAGGGGATTTGTGTGGCTTTCTGATCGATCTGTCCACAGCGGCGTATCTGAGAAAGTCTGTCCTTGGGCTAACGTATTGGCCGAAGGATGGGGATTTGCTGATCAGCGCCAATGCTGCGGAAGTGGCCCGGGCGGACAATGAGAGCCTGGCGAAAGCGGCAAAGACGATTGTGGAGGCACTGGTCATGATGCGAGATGCTGGCTGGATAGATGATGTGACGGCGGCCAGCATGGCTTTCAAGTTTGCAGGGGAGACAATGAGCAGGCAGGAAATCAAGAAGATGCTGGGTATGGATGGCGGGGAGGGTTGAGTGGGCCTTACTCACAATTCTGAGGTAGCTGACAGCGAACCGAGTTGGGGCAGCGTGGACAAGACACGGTTGCCTGATGCGGCGTTCGCTGACCGGGAGGGGCGAAAGTATCCCCACCATTGGGTGGAGGGTGGCGGTGACCAGGACGACGACGGGCGGTACACCTCGGGCACGATGTGGTTACATCGGGGTGGGTTGGGCGATGCCTGGGGCGCGGCGCATGGTGCGCGCTCTGGGCAGGATGCGCCGGCGGAGGTGATCGCCCATCTGCGGGCGCACCGGTCGGCGTTGGGGCTTGATGATGAGGAGAACGCGGCACTTGTCCTGAACGACAAGCCCCTGGTCCTTTGGCCCAGGGACCCTTGGTCCTTCGGCCCAAGGACGAAGGGCAAAGGGTACAGGGCGAGCCGCGACGTCCAGGGGACGGCGCTACGGGTGCCGGCCGGCCGGGTGGTGCTCCAACCGGTGGGGGGGCAGTCTGGACGGCGGGAATACGATTGCATTTTCATGGCGTCCGGTCGGGTGAAACAGGCTGACCAGGAAGAGAGTGATTGGTTAATCCCGCCTGATGTTATTTGTGAGGCCGTGTCGTTGTTTGATGCGCGTCCCTGTTACCTGGATCACCCTGACTTGTTTGGGTTTGGGTGGAGGGGTGATCTCCAGGTAAAGAATTTGGTGGGGGTAACGTTCGGTGCTTATTGGTCGGACGATGAGCAGGCCATGCTTGGCGGGCTGCGGTTGTATGATCAAGAGCCGGGCAGCCCTGGGGCGCTGGTGGGTGCGCTGATGGATCAAATTCTGGCCGACAAGGCGCGGGGGTTGGAAGTTCCCCCCGTGGGCTTGTCGGCCTCGTTGTTTCAGAAGTCGAGGTTGGACGAGGAATCTGGCTTGCGGGTGACCACCAGGTTTTACTATATTGAGTCGGTAGACGTGGTGTATGACCCGGGGGCCGGTGGTTATATTCGGGCGGCGCTGTCCGCCGTTAGACCCCAGCAGTGGCGAGGCGTCACGGTGGGGGCAGGAGGTGTGGAAATGCCTGAGGAAGAGGTTATTACTGAAGAAGGTAGCGAGGAAGTAGTTGCAGATGTTTCTGATGATGCCTCGCCGGGAACTGAAGATCGTTTGGATCGGGTCCTGCGTTCTTTGGGAGGCTTGGAGGCGCGCTTGGAGCGGTTGGAGTTGCGCCCCGGGCCAGAGCCAGAGCCGGAGCCTGGGCCGGAGATCGAGCAGGTGTCGGCGGTCGAACCGGTGCTGGTGCCCGAGTTGCTGGCGGTGAACGATCGTGTCGATGCACTGACCGGAGCAATTGAGCGGTTGGTGAGCGTCGTGGCGCAGCAAGAGGAAGATCGCACCATTACCGGCATGGGCGACGCGCCCCGCAGTCGCTTGAGTCTGGGCTGGACAGGGATGGATCAATTCGAGGCGGCATTCGATGGGTTGATGGAGGGCGTCAACCCGCCGGACGGCATCCCGCCGTTGTCGGGCATCAGGGCGTTTTATCACATGATGAGCGGCGATTATGAGATGACCGGGCTCTTTCAGCCGGACCGCGTTCAACTGGCCAACGTCACATCGAGCACGATGGCCGGCCTGGTAGCCAATCGGCTCAATAAGCGGGTGATGGTGGAGTTTGCCAATTACCCAAGGTGGTGGGATCGGATTGTCACCATTGAGGATTTCGCATCACTGCAGGATGTCCGGTGGATCACACTGGGCGGGATTGGGGAACTTCCGACCGTGGACGCGGGCGCAGCCTACACGGAGTTGACCTGGGATGACCTGACCCAGACGGATGAATTCGTCAAGAAGGGTGGGTATCTTGGTCTGACCATTGAAGCCATCGACAAGGACGACGTGAGTAGACTTCGTGCTGCCCCTCGGGCGATGGCGCAAGCGGCGTGGCTTACGCTGAGCAAGGCCATCTCGAACATTTTTACTGCTAACTCCGGGCTTGGTCCCAACATCTACTACGACGACACCAATCAGCGGGCTCTTTTTGATGCCAGCAACGGCAATCTGGGCTCGACGGCGATGTCGGCGGCTGCATGGGAAGCCACGCGGGTAGCAATGAGGAAACAGGCGGAGCTCAACAGTGGTGAGCGCCTTGGCGCATTGACTGCGCCCAAGTTCTGTTTGGCACCGATAGACCTGGAGTATACGGCTATTCAGATGATAGCCACGCAGCAGATTCCGGGCTCGGGTAACTGGAACATCAACCCCGCGGCTCAGGGTGACGGGCGTGAGGCGCGGCTGGCCGCAGCTCGCGAGCGAGTGATCGTGGTCGACTTGTGGACAGAGACGGCCGACTGGGCGGCGGTAGCTGACCCGAACCTGTGGCCCTCTATTGGGTTGGGCTTTCGTTATGGTCGAGTACCAGAGGTGTTCAGCGTGGCTGATCCGAAAGCCGGCCTGATGTTTACCAACGACACGATGCCGATCAAAGTGCGGTTCTTTTTCGCGGCTGGGCCGATCGATTATCGAGGGCTGTACAAGCATAACCCGTAAGATTGCAGATTGCAGATTGCGGATTAGGAACGGAGGTTCTGATGCTAGCTGAGTTTCTGCTTCCAATTGCGTTGCCGGGAACTTTGACGTCGGATCATGTGGTGTATTTTATCGCGCCGAGGGACATGACGCTATTGAAGGTATCAGCGTCCTGCAAGACGCAGGACGCAGCATTGACGATCGGGACAAAGTCTCCCACGGACGACGACGATGCGTTTCTGGATACGACCACGATCACTGCCGGGACGACTCTCACCGAGTTGACCCGGACTGACTTCGTGGGTGACCAGTATCCGCGCATCAGCGATGACGACACGGTGATCATCACCGTGGGTCATGGTGCGAACTGTGTCGATTTCTTTGCTTTGCTCAACTTTGCCTGGGGCTAGAGCCACCCATGGCACTTAGTCCTGTACCAGGGTACAGGGCCTTAGTCCTGTACCAGGGTACAGGGCCTTAGTCCTGTACCAGGGTACAGGGCCTTGTTGGTGGGGGGAGGTGGGGCTGTTTCTCCTCCAGTCCTGCCTTCCTCGATTAGTAGTTGGAAGGGAGGGCGCTATGCCCGATGATGTGAGAGTGAGTCGCAAGGAGTTGGAGGCTGCCCTTGATGCGCTGGGTCTGCGAGGCACACCTGTCTACTCGGCGCACAAGGTGAAGGGCAAGATTGTGCTGCACCTCTGCGGGCGAACCAGGCCGGTGACGTGGTCACCGCCGAAGGTGGAGCCGAAGGTGGAACTGGAACTGGAACCGGAGGCGGAGGCGAAGCCGGAGCCGAAGAAAAAGAAAAAGGCTTCCAAGAAGCCGTAGCAGAGCGAAACGGGCTCTGAGATGGTTTTTGTGGAGAAAGAAGGTGGAAAGTGAAAGGTCTGAGGAATTTTCTTGGTGGGCTAAGGGATCGGGTCGGTGCACTTGTCCTGAACGACAAGTACAGGGAGTTTGCGGGTGCTTTGAAGGATTCGATCGGCGGGGCGGTGGGTGCCTTGAAGTCTAAAGTTCAGGACTTGAGTTTTGAGGACCGATGGCGTGCTGTTCTCATCCTCGTGTCGTCTATTGTCGTGGTGGGATTGGTGCTTGCCGTTGCGCATTCGTTCTTTCTGATCGATGACCCGGTTGTTGCGTTGGGCACCACACATTTTACCAACCTGGAGGCAGAAGATGTCACCGCAACTGATGACTTGGCGGTGACTGATGACGGGAGTATTGGTGGTGACCTGGAAGTGACCGGTAAGTTGACTACGACCGGTACATCTTCGTTGGTCGGGGCGCTTACAGTCACCGGCGCGACCGCCCTCAATGGTGGTCTCACCATGGACACGACCGCCTTTTCGGTTGCTGACACGACTGGCTATACTGTTATCAGCGGCACGCTGACGGTGAGTGACACGTC